TATGTCTATTATTTCTTCAAATGTTTTTTTCATTTTAACATCTCCATATATAAATATATATAAAATAAAAAAACCCTCGATTTTTATTTCAAGGGTTTTTCTTATATATTAATTTAAGTATTTATTAGAATTTAAGTATTGCGTAATCATATCTTAATGTTAAAGTAATTTCAACTGGGTCTGATGAATCAAAAGCTAAATCACCAAAATTAGCACTTTGAATATACGCACCTTTTAGTTCCCATTCTTCAACCACATCTCCAACAGGACCTAATAAGTTAAAAGTTACATTTTTTTTGTAAAAATCAGAATATCCATCTCTACCAGTTACAGATTCGTGTCCTAAACGAATCCACTCTAAAACTTGTTGAGCGGCTGATGGTACAACTGGGTCATACAAAGTAATATCAATAGGTTGCCATCTCGACTTACCTTTAACATACCTCGTCACATTCATATGTTCTAATACTACTTCATCTGATTCCAATGTTGGTCTATTAATCGCTTTTATTAAATAAGCATTAATACCATCAATTTGCATTATAAATCTATTTTTGAGCTTTGGCTCAAAAGGGGTAAACATTATATCTTGTGGTTCTAATAATTCAGCCATTGAATTTCTCCTATTAAATACTTAAACCTTTACTTTCATATATAAATATTAAATTTTATAAAAAAAAGGGATTTATATTTAAATAAATCCCTTTAATTTAGTTATTTTATCTAACTATTACTCTGGAAAAGCAGCACCAGTAGGTTGAACAGTGAAGTCTAATACAATAAACTCAGCAGTTCTTGTTGGTTGTAAGAATAATTGCCCTATTAATTGATTTCTATCAATTGTGTCAGGTGTATTATTCGTTTCATCCATCACTACTCTAAACGCATTTAAACCACTTTGAGATTGTACTTGTTCCAAGAATGGATTAACAATTCCCAAGAATCTTCTTCGTGTTGCCGCTGTATTTTGTTCAAATACAAGGAATCT